AGAGCAGTCCTAAGCCAGTTGAAAAAATAAAAGTCTTTACTGAGTAAAGGGTTTTCCGTGATATTATGATAGCATGGAAAGAACAGGAAGATACTTCTTGTTCAAAAAAACGGCCTGCGATGTAAGTGTACGCACGCATCGCTAAACAACCTTTCCTAAAGGTGATTGTTCGTACAAATAATCGCCAGTGGCATATGCGTGGGTAGGTACGGCTTAACGGCGGTATGTCACAATTAAAAAAATATCAAAACAGGGAAGGACCTCATACTAATGAGAATACCTGTTAGATATATTGGTTGCCCTGGTGGCGGAATAACCAAAAGAAAAAGCGGTAAGGAATCCTAAGCGGACTTACCAGCGTAAAGAGTCTGAAAAGGGCGCTTAAAATTAAAACGTAGTTATCGCACCTCTTAGCAATGTGGCACAGATAACTCTATAGAGGCCAAGGATGCATAGACGTATGCTATTAACCGATCGCCTGTTAAACAAAGCACGTAGAACTGCCCGTTATAAGGGATACAGGAGAAAACGTGCTTTTCTTTTACCCAGAAAGGAAGGCGTATCAAATGCTACATCACTATATCACAAAGTATACCGAGAATGGTAAGAAATACGCAGAGGCATGGTTACAGCTAAATGTATTCGGATTTTCATTCTGCTTTAGTAAGAGAAAGAAGGGACTGGAAGGATGAAATACAAATATATATGTGATTTACTCATCAGTATAGGTTGTCTGTTATTCAACGCATACCTCATTACACTGGCATTATACATGTGTATCAACTACTCTTTATGGTGGATATTGTTGTTAGTTTTCTGTGTTACTCCAGAGGATTTGGATGATCACAGTATGTAAAGACTGCCCTAAACGCCATCCAGGATGCCACGGAGCGTGCGAATGGTACAAGGCAGAGCGTAAGGCGCTGGATGCAGAAAACGCACGCAGGCGTAATGAGATTGCTGCTGTATGCAGTATCAGGAGGGATTAAAAATGGATTTAAGACAAGAAAATAGGCATTTGAGAAATGTGAAATGGAATAATGAGCGAGAAATATATAGATTGACAAATAAGCTTAGAGAAACTGAATATCTCTTGAAAAAGGAGCGCAGAGCACATATGGATATAGGCACAGCAATCAAATCACTAGAGGAGGCGCGTAAGGTTCAGGGTTGCAGCTTAAAAGGTTGTTATGACGATTATAACCAGGGACTGTACAACGGGTTGGAGCTGGCGTTATCAATCATGTGTGATAAAGAACCGGTGTACGCGCAGCAGTGCGAAAGAAATACGTATATCCATAGACGGTAAAGAAATTGAGAAGCATATACGTAAACATGCGTATACAGGATTGTGATATGAAGGTAAATGTATTAAGCACAGTGTATAGAATCAAATATGTTCCTTCCCTTGATGGTAGAGGAGGAGAAACAGATTTCTATACCAAGGAGATCCGCATAAGTGAGCAAGAAGACATTCCGGCGGAATATAAAACAGATAATCTGAAAGAAATGCAGAGGCATGTATTGAGACATGAGCTGATACATGCATTTTTATTCGAATCCGGCATGGATCAGAGCAGCGCTGCACATGAGGCATGGGCTGTGAATGAGGAAATGATTGACTGGATGGCTATACAGATGCCAAAGATAATGGCAGCATACGAAAGCGTGATAAACAAGAATGTAATTGAATCACGCTATATCGATGAAATAAAGTCAACTGAAGTGGAATTATAACGAAAGGAGGTTAATCTATGCCAAGACAAAGAAGTCCCAGCAGAGACGAAGCTAAGCGGATGTATCTTGATAGCAAAGGTAAGATGCTGCTAAAGGATATTGCTAAAGCTGTAGGTAAGCAAGATACACAGATTCGTAGGTGGAAATCATTAGATCACTGGGACGAGGAATTGAAAGGTAACGTTACTATTCCGAAAGATAACGTTACTAAACAGAACAATGGTATAGAGAAGCCGCCTAAAACAGAGCTATTACCAGAAGAAATAGAGACGCTGAACAATGAGGAGCTGACCGAGAAACAGCGCCTTTTTTGTCTATATTATGTAAGATGGTTCAATGCGACTAAGGCATATCAAAAAGCATATAGCTGCGACTACTTCACGGCAGCTGCTAACGGTCCACGATTGCTAGGGAATGCTAGAATAAAAGAAGAGATACAAAGAATCAAAGATGCAAAGATCAAACAGACCATGTATTCTACAGAAGATTACTTCCAGAAGATGATTGACATCGCTTATTCGGATGTAACCGATTATCTGTCATTCGGGCAGGAAGAGGCGCAGGATAAAAACGGAAACACATTTATGATGAACGTCATTAACCTGAAAGAGTCATGTGATGTTGATGGCACACTTATTCAGGAAGTAAAACAGGGAAAAGATGGTATCGCAGTCAAACTTGTCAGCAAAGAGTTTGCGCTAAAATGGCTGGATAAGCATTATAGCGAAGCTACGGACTTACAGAAAGCACAGATCGAGCAGTTAAGAGCGCAGACGGATAAGCTGAAAGCAGATAACGAGAACGCACCAGATGATAGTACACAATGTGCAATGGATGCTATTACAGGTATTGTAGAACAAATGCAACCTTTAAAGGATGATGATGTATGACACAGCCTATGTTGCTGTTATCCCCTAAGTTCAAAGATTTCCTTCGTGTAGATACTGATCGCGAGTTCCTTGAGGGTGTAACAGCTTGTGGAAAGACTACAGTCGGCATATTCAAGTTCATGTGCAAGGTTGCAGCATCAGACATAAGGTTTCATGTAATAGCGGGTGCAGACCTAGGAACAGTTGAGAAGAACGTTATCAATGGCGAGCGTATGTTATTGGACCAATTCGAAAAGGTGGCAAACTATCACCCATCGGGAAAAGGCAAGATAAGGTTACCTCATATTGAGTACAAAACAAATAAAGGCATCAAGATCGTGTATATCTGTGGCTACGACAATAAGAAACGTTGGCAGAAGGTCCTAGGCGGTCAAGTAGGATGTGTGTATGTTGATGAGGTAAACATTGCTGATATGGAGTTTTTGCGTGAGATATCCCACCGCTGTGTTTACATGATGACGACTTCAAACCCTGATGATCCTTCTCTTCCTGTATATGATGAGTTCCTCAACCGTTCAAGGCCCATAAAAAGATACCGGAAGGATTATCCGGAAGAACTGCTTGATATGCTGAATCAGCCAGCAGAGAAAGGCTGGATACATTGGTATTTCAACTTTAATGACAATGCAGCGCTTACGCAGGAAGTCATAGAGCGCAAGAAAAAGGCAGTGGCACCTGGTACGAAAATGTATAAGAATAAGATTCTTGGCCTACGTGGTCGTGCTACAGGGCTTGTATTTCCGAATTTCGGTAGAAAAAAGAATGTCATATCAAAAGCTGATGCGAAAAAGTTTGTGTATCGGTATTTTAGTGCCAGTGTGGATACGTCATATTCAGCTAATAGCCCAGATACGATCGCATTGCTATTTCTGGGCATCACAACGTGCGGGAAAGTCGTTATACTTGATGAGGAAGTTTATAACAACGCAGATCTTAACATACCGTTAGCACCTAGCGATGTTGTGAAACGCTTGCTAGATTTTTTGGAGCGTAACCGTAAAGCATGGGGATTCGCGAAAAATGTGTTTGTTGACAGTGCAGACCAGGCGACTTTGACAGAGTTGTATAAGTATAAACGTACGCATCCATGTATTTACTCGTTTAATGATGCTTGGAAGGAAACTACAATAATCGACCGTATCCATATGCAACAGGGGTGGATATACTTCGGCGATTATCTCGTAGTCGATACCTGTGTACACCACATACGGGAGTTAGAGGTATACAGCTGGCAAGAAGATAAGTACGAACCAGAGGACAGAAACGACCACACGATAAACGCAAGCCAGTATGGTTGGTTACCATTTGTGAAATATATTAGGACACAGGAATAGGAAGGGGTGAGGCAATGAAATTATTTAATAAAGCAAAGAACGTGATAAGAGCATGGCTTGATATCACACCTGCGCAAAAAAACATTTATTATCTGAACGAAACATTTAGCTTTGAGTCAAATGCCATCAAAAATAGAATATGGATGCGCGGCGACCCAGAGGAACTGGATGAGTTTTACAAGCAGTTGCCTAGGGATAATTCTTATTTTTGGGCAGCAAGTCCACGTATTAAGATACGTAAGATTCACTCCGGCCTTCCTGCGCTGATGGTCCAGGTGTTGACTGATATCGTCATACGTGACCTTAACGGCATTGATGTGGCAAATCGACAATTAGATTGGGATGAGATAAGCAAAGACAACAAATTTGACGAGGTGTTGCGTAAGGCAATCAAAGATGCACTGTCCATAGGAGATGGTGCTTTTAAAATATCATTCGACACCAAGCTATCAAAATACCCCATCATAGAGTTTGTACCAGGTGACAAAGTAGAGATTGTATATGAGAGAGGGCGTTTTGTTGAGTGTGTGTTTAAGACAGAGTATAAGTATGCACACAAACGATATGTGCTGTATGAGCACTATGGTAAAGGATATGTCAAAAATGTCTTGACAGAATGGGGCATAGATGACCCGCTTCCCTTGTCGACGATACCGCAGACTGCTAAGCTCATTGATGTGGCCTTTGCCGGGTATAAGCTACCGGACGAAAACGGTGAGAATGAAGTCATGGGACGCTTTGCAATGGCTGTACCATTTAAAATCAAAGATTCCACCAAGTGGGAGAACCGTGGTGAAAGCATCTTTGACAAAAAGACTTCTTCGTTTGATGGCCTTGATGAGATTATCAGTCAATGGGCTGATGCAGTGAGAGCGGCTAGGACAAAACAATACATCCCTGATGCACTTATTCCACGTGACCCGGAAACCGGACAGATGCTAGCGTTCAATCAATATGATGACCGTTTCTTAATGGTCGAAGGAAATATGCAGGAAAAAGGTAAAAACCAGATTGATGTGACACAACCTGTAATACCATCAGAAAATTATCTGCAATCGTATATCTCCTTTCTAGATCTGTGTTTACAAGGCGTCATTTCCCCATCAACATTAGGCATCGACACAAAAAAGATGGATAACGCGGAGGCGCAGCGAGAAAAAGAGAAGACTACGCTATATACAAGAAACATCATCATAGAGGCTATTCAAAAGACATTGCCAATGCTTGTGAACTGTGCCATCAAGGCATACGATGAATACACAAAGCATTCAAGCGGTGATGATGTTGAAGTGACTGTAAATTTCGGTGAATATGCCAGCCCCTCATTTGAAGCGACAGTGGAAACCGTTGCCAAAGCAAGACCGGGTAAAGTCATTATGTCGGTTGAGGCATCAGTGGATGAAATGTATGGTGATAGTAAAGATGAGGAATGGAAAGCGGAAGAAATAAAGCGGCTACGTATTGAGAATGGCGTCATGGAAACACAAGAGCCTGTTATATCAGAGTTTGATGATCTAGGTGGTAAGACACCTACACCAGACGATTATCCGCAGGATGAATAATGGCAAAGAAAGAAAAGGACCCATATGCTCTGAGGGATATCTTCAAGGAAATGGAGATGGAGCTCGTGGCATCACTGCGCCGTAACTTTATCAATCATAAAGTTGAAGAACAGGCGCACGGATTTAGCTGGGAAATGTGGCAAAAGGCTAAACTGCGTAACTTGCAGGAGTACCGCAAGGAGACAACCAGCGTCATATACAGGTTTAAAAAGCGAATCAGCGCAGCGATTGAGCAGGTCTTACGTAATCACTTTAGCGTAGGAGAGCGTAAAGCTGATATTAAACTGCCGCAGGATGGAGTCAGCACTGCTCTGCCTGGCGAAGAACCTCCACAGGAAAAACAGTTTTTCAGCATGAACAAGAAAAAGCTTGACGCACTGATCAAATCAACAAAAAATGACTTTGAGGATGTGCAACAAGCTGTATACCGCAAGATGGATGACGTGTACCGTCAAACAATCTTTAAGACTGAGTTTCAGCTGTCCAGCGGGGCTATATCACTTGGCAAGGCAATCGATAAGGCTACAGAGGATTTTCTTGCAAAGGGCGTCAACTGTATAGCCTATAAAGATAAAAACGGCGAGATTATGCGCTATGTCAATATAGCAGATTATGCAGAAATGGCATTACGCACAGCAAGCCATAGAGCTACTCTGCTCGGTGAGGGTAGTAAGCGCGACGAATTAGGTGTGCACCTAGTCTTCGTATCCGCTCACGCGAACTCTTGTAAGCTGTGTTTGCCTTGGCAGGGGCAAATACTCATTGATGATGTTTTTAGCCATCCTAGCAAGGCGTATATAGCGAGATACAAGGATAAGTATAAGCACCTGTCCGATGCTGTTAAGGCTGGGCTCCTGCACCCAAATTGCAGGCACACGCTTGCTACGTACTTTGAGGGCGTGACAAGGCTGCCAAAACCGCAAGACCCAAAAATAGCCCTAGAAAATTACAACTATGAGCAGCGGCAGCGAAAGCTGGAACGAGAAATCAGAAAACGTAAAAGGATACTTGCTGGAACTGTGGAGGACGAAGACCGGAAAGAGGCAAGAGCTGGTCTAAGGCAGGCACAGAAAAATCTTAGAGACTTTCTGGATGCACATCCTGAATTTAAGCGCAGCCAACGCAAGGAGAAAGTGCACGGTACTTCTGTGAAGCTTGGTAATGGGACGGGCGGCGCCGCTGCCAAGTCTAAAGGTAAATACGTCGAGTCAATTACCCCCTCAGAGATTGACAAGTACATCGAAAAGTACGAAAATGAAATAAAGGATTTACCGGTTGAGAATGCTTATGTCATTCAAGAGGATGGCAAGGTCTTAAAATATGTAGGTAAAGAGGCAGCTGTAGCCTTTGAAGATGCAATACTGAAAAACGCAACGTTGCTGCATAATCATCCCGTTATCACCGGAGAGCCAAGCAATAGCTTTCAGGAGGACGATTTTGCATTTCTGCAGAATTTCGGAACAGAGATTAAACGGCTGCGAGCTACTTATGGCAATACGCGCTATGAAGTAGAGGTACTAAAGGACCTCAGTGAGGTATCATATCGGGATATAAAGTTAAGAGCGAGCATGGACGTGGATATATTTGCTGAATTTATTGATTTTGGAGATCTAGCCTTTGAGCTGTTAGATAGGGAGGGATATGTTAGATATGCCAAAACAAAAGTTGAATAAAAAGCAGCAAGAGCTTTGGGACGAATTACAGCGTAAAACTGATGAGTTTTATGACAATGTCCCCGAAGAAGAAAAGCAGAAGTGGCCTAATGGTGATCTATACCTCCCTCTTAGAGTCATGGAGCAAGAGTATTTAAAAAGAATTAGAGAAGCAGCAAACGAGCACTCATAAACTGGGTGCTTTTTTAGTGGAGGAACATCGTGAAAAAGGCAAATAGGAAGCAGCAAAAGATCATGCAGGAACTTGATTATAAGATCGATGAGTATTATAAAACACATGATGATGAAAGTGATGATTTATACCGCATGCAAGCACACTATCACAAGAAAATAAAAGAAGCTGGTAAAAGTCATGTGCAGATATAGCTATTGTGAGATAGTAGAAGACCAGTATTGTGATAAAAGATTGATGTACAGGACGTTGAAAATAAAGCGTACCTGCATTTTTTGCGGAAGAACGGAAAGAGAGGTAAGGCACGTGAAAGACCCACCCAAGCGCAAACTACCGTATTTTGGTAAGCATTTGAAGTAAAGGACGGTATAGAGTTAAGGAGGTGATTAACATGTCTTGTAAAAAGAAAGGTAAAGGCGGACGTAAATAGTTTGCTTTTTTATGCCCAACCATGACAAGGCTTTAAAAGGTGCATGTCCGAAAGGATAGGGGAGCACACCCGAATAAACAGGAGGAAATTAAAAATGAGAAATTACCTAAGATATCCGTTGAATATTCAGCTTTTTGCAGAAGATGGAAGCGGCGGAGAAGGTGGCGATGCTGGTGCGCAAGCAGGAGCGCAAGTGACCGCTACTCAACAGATTGATTATGACAAGCTTGCGGAAGTTGTTTCAAAACGTTCAGCTGGAACAGAAGACAAGGTGCTACAAGGATATTTTAAACAGCAGGGATTGACACCAGAACAGGCCAGTGAAGCAATGAATCAATATAAGCAGGCGCAGGCAACTAAGCAGCAGGAAGAGGCGCAGCGTATCCAGACTATGCAGCAGGAAAATGCACAACTGAAAGCACAAATCCTGAACTCACAGATTGATGCGAAAGTCGCAGAATTAGCAGGGACGCTAGGAGTGCAGGCTGAAAAAGTACCATTTTTAAGTAAGCTTGTAGACCGTGCAAACGCAACAAAAGAAGATGGTACGCTGAACGATGACAACATCAAAACGGCCATTGAAACAGTTTTAAAGGCATTCCCTGATTTCAAGTCCACAACACAAGCAGGAGGATTCCAGCAGATTGGCGGAGGGAATCAAGGCACTGCAGGCGGAAATGGTGTCGATGATCAACTTGACAATATTTTCGGAGTAAAGAAAAAATAGGAGGGCTATATAAATGGCAGAATTAAATTATGTAACGCAATTTTGGCCACGTATCATTGAAATGTACGGGCACTTGCTAATGTCTAATGAGTTGTATAATACAAATCAGGACATTCAGATTATCAATACAAAAGATATCCGATTACCAAAAATCACAGTATCCGGTTATAGAGATCACAATCGTAAGACGTTATCATTTAACACAGGTTCTTATGGTAACGACTTTGAAACAAAGACATTGGACCATGATCGCGATATCGAATTCGCGATTGACCCTATGGATGTTGACGAAACGAATCAGATTGTTTCCTTAGCAAACATTCAATCACGTTTTGAGAAGACGCAGGCTATTCCTGAATTAGATTGTTACACCTTCTCTAAGCTCTACACAGAGGCAAAACGTGTTGGTGCAAAAATCAGTAATACAGCGATCACAACCGCAAATATCCTTTCTGATTTTGACGCAAATATCGAGGCAATGGAAGAAGCAGGAGTACCTTTAGAACGTGTTATCATGTACTGTACACCTGCATTTAAAACTAAACTGAAAAACGCAGAAGGCATCCAGCGTACCTTGGAGGTATCTGGTGGCGCGAAGAATATTGATCGTCGTGTACGCTCATTGGATGATATCAGCACTATTAAGACTGCGCCGGCAAGCCGCTTAAAGACTGCTTTTGACTTCACAGAAGGCTTCCAGGTAGCAAGTGCAGGAAAACAAATCAATTACATCATGATTGACCCTGAGGCACAGGTATCCCGCGTCAAATACTCTTATATCAAGGCATTTACACCAGGTCATGACAGCCGCACTGCGGACAAATACCTTTATCAGAACAGACGTTTCAACGGAACATTCGCATTGCTGGATGATCTGCTGAAACAGGGATGTATCATCAATGCAGAAGCGGAGGGATAAGCATGAAAGCATTAAAAGACAATAAAGAGTACACCATTGCCGAAGAGCAGAAGCATGCATACCTTGAAGAAGGATACGATATCTATGGGGAGGATGGAAAACTGCTGGAATACTCTCCAAAGAAGAAAATCGCATACAGTGAATATGCTGCTTTGGAAAAAGAAAATCAACAGTTAAAGAAAAGAATCAAGGAGTATGAAAAGGAACAAAAGAAAGCAGGTGAATAGCATGTATGCAACACCTGAATACTACACCGCTGATTACAGCGGTAACCTCATATCACAAGATGAGCTACCCAAGGCCTTAAAAGATGCGGAGTACAGCATCGACCACCTTTGTTTTGGCCGCATTAAGGGTAAAGGTTACAGCAATCTCTCACCCTATCAGCAAGAGCTCATAAAACGTGCTGTCTGCCTACAGGCCGATTATATCAAGCAGTATGGTCCGTATATCAATAGCCCACTAAAAGGCTATAGCGCAGGCAGCACAAAAGTCGAGATGGCCAACGTAACCTACGGCGGTATCAGCACTACGCAAGAGATAATCAACCTCTTAGAGGATACAGGGCTCAGATGCCTGGTGTTGTAATTGCGAGCCCTTTCCCGTTTCCTACCCACGAGGCTACGACACACGTTGTCGTATATCAGGAGCAGGACACAGAGGACCAGGGACCTATACCAGTTGTGTTATATGACGGATTGGCAATCTACGACGAAAAGTCAAAGATTGTATACGGCAAAGACAGTAAGCAGATATCTCTCAGCGGTATGCTTATCATACATGGCGATGTACAGGCTTTGGATGGCAAGACAGCTTTCCAGGGCTTTGTACAAATCAGCAAAGAAAAGAAGCAGATATACGCTGTGCGAAAGCCAAAGCTGCTAGGTGTTATCTACAGCACGGAGGTTGATTTGTTATGAGGGTTAAAAGCGTAAAAGTTAAAATCAATCGGGAGGCGATGGCACAGCTGAATAAGGCCAAAGAACGCGCTTTAGAGCTGACCGCAGAGGCTATGCTCTCTGATATCAAAAGTCGCGCTGTTGTACCAAAAGATATTGGAGACTTGGAGCGGAGCGGGTTTGTTGATAAAGGACAAATAAGTGCAAAACTGGTTGCGGCAATTATCTTTGATACACCTTATGCACGCAGGTTGTATTATAATCTACCGTTTGTTGATAAAAACGGCAAAGAGCATCAGCCTGTTACTTTTCAGCAAACAAAAAATCACGATGCGCAGGATCACTGGATGGATTACTATTTGGATGGTGATGGATTACAGTGGGTGCAAGAAACGTTTGCTAAGTTTTTAAAGCAAGAAAGTGGAGGGCTTATCACATGATGACTTTAAAAGACGTCAAGGACTGGCTCAAAACACAGGTCTCAGCGGATGTCTGGAAGATAGGTACCTATGATGTATCTAAGGATAAAACGGTCTGTGCGCGCAATCTAACGAGCAACCGCAGCATGTTAGCTGTAGGCGGCCTGCAAAACACTACTACAGCTGTAAAAGGCATATCTATCGTAGTGCATTGGAATAAAAACCCGGATGAAACTGAGCGTGTAGCACAAAGCATACATGCTCTTTTTTACGGGCAGCAGCCGAAAATTGGTGATTACCGAGTTATTAAATGCGATATGAGAAGCGACGAACCCATAAGTGTGGGGACTGATACAAATGGGATATACGAATATGTAATTGAAACATGGCTCACATACGAGCGAAAGGAGTAATTTATGGCAAAAGTAACGACCGGTGTATATCCGGTATTTGACATTGTTTTTAGTATTGGGACGAAGGGACTTGCAAGCTCAGAAGATGATATGGCATCCATTAAGGATATGGAGTCATTCTCCCTATCCGTTGAAAGTAATGTAGAAAAATGGAGCCCGATGGACCAAGGAGGATGGGGTAGAGCCCTGGCAACTGCTAAAGCAGTTACTGTATCCCTGAAAGGCAAAAGAAGCGTAGGAGATAAGGGGAACGATTATGTTTATACTGTACTGTGGAAGGATGGTCTTGATTGTAGCACTAAGTATTCTATTGAATTCCCGGATGGCTCTAGCATCACTGGTAATTGTGTGCTGGATGTTAAAGCTGCACCAGGCGGCGATAGCACAAATGTTGCCGCGTTGGAGCTTGATATCATATTCGACGGAAAGCCTACCTTTGTACCTGCACCAGCAACACCAGAAGGGGGCGCTTAAGATGGGACGTAGATACGATGTCATAGACCGCCTGAGAAACCACAACGAAAGACCTGTAGTTGAAATCGACGCAGAGCACAAGTATCCTATCAATACGTCTAAAACTAATGTGCTGCTGATTATGTCCGAGGTCAAGAAAGCGCAGAAAAAGACGGAAGACGACCCTGAATCTGACATTAAAATGATTGATAAGATCATACAGATTGCTCTCGGCAAAGAGGCTCTTGATTATATCAATGAGAGCAATATGACGATGGCAGCTACAAACGATATCATGGCTGTTATCATGGCGGCTATCGGAGATACAGAAGTAGATTTTGATGATGGGGAAACGCCGGAAGAAAAAAAGTAGACCGCTGGTATGATATCTTTGAAGACTGGGAGCTGGTAGAGTCGTCTTTTGCTATGCAGTACCCCACAAAGGACCTGTATGACGATAAGATGGACTGGATTGAGTTTACCACGCTTTTAGCGGGTATCATGCCAGACACACCTTTGGGCAATGTTATATCCATTAGAGCAGAGGATGACGCTGACACGCTGGAGCACTTTAGCGAGGAGCAGCATCGTATTCGAGATGAATGGAGAGATAAGCAAACCCAGAGAATGATCGAGAGCATGAATAAAGAGGAAGTTATGAAAGAAGTCTATGCGATGTTCATGGACATGAGTAAATAGCTTCTTTTTTTATTTTTAGAAAGGCAGGTGATGATGTGGGAGCGACAAGTGCAGGGTCTATACAGATGGATCTGGAGATAAAATCAGACCTCGACAAGGACATACAGGCAGAGTCGAGTAAGATAGCCGACAGGATACGTAAGCAGGTAGACGCTATGAGCGGCGATATGTTTAAAAATCTTAGGCAATCTCTTGTGGCAAGTCTGGATAAGATGAATGAATCAATTAAGGCTACGCTCGACCGCACTAAACTTGAAATGCAGGCCTTCGTTGAGCAGATGGCGGGCATGGTCAAACAAATGTCTGGTGCACAGATGCCCTATCAGCAGGCTCAAAGCGATACGGAGCCAAACACAACAGCCTCACAGGGTCCTAGTGTGAGGGGGCCTCCGGGAATCAGTATACGCAAGCCTAAAGTCAAGTTTGACCCGCAATTTGACACAGAAATGTTCCGCCAGAAATATGCTGAGCTTGAAAACATGATGGATATGTACGACAATCAGATCCTTGCAAAACAAGCACAGCGGAAAACGCTACTTGAATCCTATAAGCCTAACATGAGTGCACAAGCTGAGAGTGCTCTTGATAAGCAGGTGATGGGGCTTGATACACAAATCGCTAAGCTGCAGGATGCTGCAGCTCGGACAAACATAACTCTTAGCGCTATGGATAGACAGATGGGGGCGACCTCCGTAACAACTGGCCAAACATCGGCATCCATCAGTAAATTGGCTAGCAGTATGGGCGGGCTAAAGGGCAAGATTGCATCTGCTGCGCTGAACGGTATGCAGAAAGGACTACAATTAGTCAGAAGTGCTGCAAGGGGAGCGGGCAGTGCTATCGTGCAATTTACAAAGCGCTTAGCCTCATCAGCATTGCATAAGTTTAGTAATGGGCTAAAATCAGCAGGACAGCATGCAGCGTCTTTTGCAAGCCGATTACTTGGTATAGGGTCAGCCGGTAAAAAGGCCTCTAACGGTATGGGGCGCGCTCATATGGGCGTAGGTCAGCTGATTAAGTCGTTTACGATTTTCTCGCTGATCTTCCCTTTGGTTTCCCGTGGCATCATGGCTTTAGCACAAAATATCGGGGCTACCCTTATGACAAATACCGCTTTTGCAAACAGT